CTGACGTTGCATAGACTACAAAGCGAATCCTTATGCAAAGGGTACTAAAATGGCTTCGACTACATTTTCAGGTCCAGTGACCTCAACCGCTGGTTTTATTGGCGACATCAAAGTTCCAACATACACCGTTGCATCTGCGCCTTCCGCTTCTGATGCTGGGGCTGGTACGCTTGTGTACGTTTCTAACGGCGCAGCAGGCGCAGCTATCTTGGCCTTCTCTGACGGCACTGATTGGAAGCGTTCCGACACAGGTGCCACAATCGCCGCCGCATAAGGAGTTAGGTTATGAGTAGGTTTAAAGCACCCTCCGCCGAAGAACTCGCACGGCGTGGCCTTAACTCTGACGGCTCTCCTATAGGGGCAACAAAAGTTCGCGCTCGAAACAAAAATGGTACGCTTAAAGCAGACGACCCTTCTACGCCTCATGTAAATGAGGCTTGGAAAGCAAAACCTGCAAAGAAAAAGAAGGGCTAACAAATGGCTGGTTCTGATGTAAGAGCAAAACGGTTAACTGCTACTGGTTCTGCGGGTGTTGGTCCTGCGCGTATTCGCCAAGTTCAGGTTAAAACAACCACCGGGTCCCCCCGTCTGACTATTTCAGACGGGAACGGGGGCTCCACTGTTTTAGACATGGACTTAGACGCTTCGGACACTCATTCCGTAAACATTCCGGATGAGGGTATTCGTGTTGCAGATATTTATATAGCCACGTTTACCGCCTGTACGTCGGTGACGATTTTTTACAGCTAAGAGGGTTGTTATGGCAGGGAATGAGGTAAAGTCGGTACACCGACACGACTCCGGGTCCTTTGCCACGGGTCGTGGTCGCTTAATGGGTTTTTTAATTAATCACGCCTCTGGTTCAAGCGGTGACGCAATCATATATGACAACCCCTCGGCAGCTTCAGGAGCCGAAGTTCTTGAAATAGACGAAAAAGCGGCGGGTTTGTTTGGCATGGAGATTCCGGGAGACGGAGTTTTGTTTTACAACGGCTTATACGCGACCTTACCTGCTAACGTTTCTCTGACTTTGTTTCTTCAGAAGTGAGGAATTTATGGCTACTACAAAAGACGTAACTAGAACACCCTCGGGACGAATAAAATACCGTGGGGAGACTTTTCCGGGTTTTAACAAGCCTAAAAGGACTCCAAAGGCGTCTAAAAAGAGTGCCGTTTTGGCTAAAAAAGGCTCTGAAATAAAGCTTGTGAGGTTTGGCGACCAAAACATGTCTATAAAAAAGGACCAGCCCGGTCGTCGTAAGAACTTTAGAGCTCGTCACTCGTGTGACACTGCAAAAGACAAGTTCACTGCGCGATATTGGTCATGTAAGGCTTGGTAACATGGCATATTCTAGGAAATCTAAAAAAGCTTCCTCCAAAAGCAAGGGCAGTAAGATTTGTCCGGAAGGTAAAGCTTGGGCGCAACGAACTTTTGACACTTACCCGTCAGCCTATGCAAATATGGCGGCTTCTAAGTATTGTAAGGACCCTAATTACGCCAAAAAGTCTAAGGGCGGAAAAAGAAAGGGTTCGTAATGGGCAAATTAAAGGATTGGGTCGATGAAGATTGGGTCAGAATTGATAGCCAAGGTAATATCGCAGGCAAGTGCGGGACTTCTAAGAATAAAAAGAACCCTGACAGATGCCTTCCACGAGCTAAGGCAAATAGTCTTAGTAAGTCTGAGCGAGCTTCTACGGCTCGCAAGAAAAAGCGTGAAGGCGCTAAAGGAAAACAAGTTGTTTCGAATACGAAAGCCGCCAAAGTAACTCGTTTGGCCTGTGGTGGAGAAGTGTCTGCAACTAAAGCAAAACGTCCTTTTAACGGTAAATCCAAACCCGGAACGGCTGTGGCAAGAGGTTGCGGCATTATCTTGGCGGATCGTCGTAAGAGAACAAAAGGTTCGGTGACTCAGGGATGAACTTAGGTTTTTACAGTGATCCTACGGAAAAAGCTCTGGTCAATGAGATTATGAGTTGGTCTAAGGTTGCTTTAGAGAAACCCAGTAAGTTTTTTAATGGACTTCCTCCATGCCCGTTTGCAAAGACGGCGTGGTTGGAGGACAAAGTTTCAATTATCTTTAAGAAAGAAGCGTCTTATCAGACGTTGTATTCCTGCATTTCTAGGTATGATGATGCGTTTGATCTGGTAATTATTGTTGACTTAAAAAACACAAAGAACCCGGAGGATTTTCACGAATACTTGGACGATTTAAATCACCGCATTTCTGAAGGCATGTTTATCGACAAGGACATTTGGGTAATGGGGTTTAATCCCGAGGATGAGCCGAGCGATTTTGTAGAAGACGTTACTTTTAATTATGACGTTGACGATGAATATAGCATGATTTTTGTTCAAAGACTTTCTAAGTTACAGGAAGCAGCAAACAGGTTGGACAAAAAGGGATACTATGATAGCTATGACGGTGAGTACAACTCTACAGAAATTTACTTTAACCGAGAAAAACTGTACAGGAGACTAAAAAATGGCGATGAAACCTAAAAAAATGCGTAGTGGCGGCATGGCAAAAAAGATGCGCGGCGGTGGAATGGTTAAGAAACTGCGCGGCGGTGGAATGGTTAAGAAACTTCGTAGCGGTGGAGCCGTTCGTAAATCTAAAAAGTAGGTTAAAATGGCGTTATCTGGAACATCTGACTTCGAACTAGACGTTGCTGAGTATATTGAAGAGGCTTTTGAACGCTGCGGTTTAGAGGTCCGGACGGGGTATGATTTAAGAACTGCAAAACGTTCTTTGAATCTCATGCTTGCTGAATGGGCTAACCGTGGATTAAATCAATGGACTATTAAGCAACGAAGCTTTACATCCACTCAGGGGGATGGAGACGTTCCGGTGAGCTCGGATGTTATAGACATTTTGTCTGTTGTAGTTCGAAGAAGTAATACCGATTACGCTTTAGACAGGGTAAGTCGGGACACGTTTTTGTCTATTCCAAACAAAACAAGTCAGGGCAGGCCTTCTCAGTTTTTCTTGAATCGTCAAACTACGCCTGTTTTGCAGATATGGCCGCGACCTGAAAACAATACGGATGTAGTTATATATGATGCGTTAACTCGTATGAATGATGCGGACGGTCAAACCAACACGCTTGATATGCCCTTTCGTTTTTACCCGTGTTTAGCCGCAGGGTTAGCGTATTATATTTCTATGAAAAGAGCTCCAAACCGTGTACAGCTTTTGAAAGCGGTTTATGAAGAAGAGTTCGAAAGAGCTATGACCGAGGACCGTGACAGGTCGTCTTTTAATGTTGTTCCTCAGTATCAGTACTTTAGGACAAACTAATGAGTAAGTTTGCCTCTGGAAAAAACTCTTTTGCTATCTCTGACCGATCCGGGTTCCGGTATCGGTACAAAGACATGCGTAAAGAGTGGACAGGTGCGCTTGTTGGTAAGGATGAGTTTGAGTCTAAGCAGCCTCAACTAGGTCCTTTTCCTAAAGTTATAGACCCGCAAGCTTTAAAAGATGCGCGTCCGGATACGGGCAACCCTACGAGTGCTTTTTTGGTGGTCACGACTAACGGCATTGTTTATTTGGGTAATGGTAATTGGAGTACGTCGGGAACGGCCGAGATGGCTTCAGAAGTGGCTAAGACTCCAGAGCTACAAGGCTCGGTTGGAAGTATAACGGTGGTGACAACATGAGTTTTACATACGCACAACTAAAGCAGGCTATTCAAGATTATACAGAGTACGAAGAGACGGGATTCGTTAACAATATCCCTTTGTTTATTCGTTTGTCCGAAGAACGTATTCTAAAAAATGTTCAGCTTAGTTTGTTTCGCAAAAACGCAACGGCTTTAACAAGTGCGTCTGGTCAGTACATTAAGGTTCCTAATGACTTTCTTGCTCCGTTTTCTTTGAGCATGACAGGAACAAATGGTGCTAAGTTTTTTGTTGAGTTCAAAGACCCGAGCTTTGTTCAGACGTACACTCCTGATCCCACTACAACGGGACAGCCGCAGTATTATTGTCAGTTTGATGTAGATAACTTTTTGATGGCTCCTACGCCCGATGCGTCTTATACGGCAGAACTGCATTATTTCTATCGGCCTCGTAGCATCACCCTAGACGGTGAAGATAATACAACGTGGCTTAGTGAAAACGCCGAAATGGCTCTTTTGTATGGCGCTCTCATTGAGGCTTATATTTATATGAAGGGTGAACAAGATGTTATGTCTATGTACGCTCAGAGGTTCCAAGAAGCTATTATGGGAATTAAAATGCTGGGAGAGGCGAAAGAAACCACTGACGAATATCGTACAGGAAAAGTTATAAGGGCTAAACAATAATGTTTAAACTAGACTTAAATGTACCTCAGTCTGAATCTTTGGTGCAAGTTAATACAACAGAAAATCGAGGGCTAACGCCCGATGAATTGTCTGAACAATGCGTTGAGAAAATCATTGCAGTGTCAGACTCAGCGCATCCAGCGATCAGGGATCAGGCTCGTGCCTTCTCTAAGCATCTGGAGAAACTGGTGGCCTACTATATGAGGCAAGCTATTCACAGTGACCGTAC